CAAAGGAATTAAAGCCAGCTCCTTGTGGAATTCTAAGCGTGGCCGATGTTATGACTCATACATCTAGCGATTACGACGAGCGCTGGGTGAGAGGGTTCTCGTTCGAATTTGACTCTCAACCAACTTTAACTATTCTTGATGAAGTTGGCGCCAGTGCTGAAACACTTTTTGATTCAGCTGGTTTAAGAAGATACTTAGAGTACATCCCATTCTTTATTGAAGTAGAAGATTTTGAGTCTACTTTTAGTATTGTAGGGGAAGATCGATTTGCTCGTGTAAAAAAGCAACTTGAGGCATCCACTCAAAAAGCACTAGAAAAAGAGCTTTGGGACGGTTCAGCTAGTCTTGCTTATGTAAATGACAATCTGTACTTGACAAAATTAAGCGCGACAACAATTCCTGTTGCAGGGGCTCACACCGCTGATAAGGCTCTATTTCACCTAGAGCAAGCCCTTAGCTCATCCCCAACTGGAGCTAATGGTGTTATCCACATGACTAGGGATGTAGCTTCTATTCTAGGATCTCGTCTTATTTATGTATCAAAGGGCGATGGGGAAAAAGGAAAGGCAATAACTCGCTTGGGAACCGAAGTTATTATTGGATCTGGATACTCTGGAAATGGACCGATTGGGGACGCAAATGCAACTGCATCTGCTACTAATCGTTGGATGTTTGCCACAGGGCCAGTAGATGTTCACTTGGGCAAGGTTGAGGTTATAAACCAAAACTTAGGTCAAGGTATCGATGCTAGTATTAACGATATGCGCATCAAAGCAATGCGTCCCGCTGCGGTCTACTTTGACCCATCGAGTCACTATGCAATGCGTGTAACAGTACCTACAAACGCATAAAACCCCCCTAATATAAAAGAAACAATAAGGAGAACCAAGGAATGGCCACTCAGGACTATGCGGCTAGCGTTCAAGGTGTGTCGATCCGTGTCACTAGACTGGACGCCGCTGGAAACTTGCTTAACGGAGCAGGAGATAGTTACACTACCTCAGCGTTCCTCCGCACATCATTTACGCCCGAATATGAAGAAGGCGACCAAATTGTAGAAAAGTCAGCAAATGGCACCGTATGTGTTTCATACAAAGCCCCTGACACACTAAAGCGCATTACAATGGAGCTTGCAATCTGCGAACCAGATACAGAACTTTCACAGTTAATCTCAGGCGGTTTACTGCTTCGTAAAAACTTTGGAACACTAGGAGCACCAGAAAACAAGTCAATTGGTTGGGCATCCCCTTCCGTTGGAGATGATCCAACAGGTAATGGCGTTGCTCTAGAGTGCTGGTCGTTTGCTGTTAAAGACGGACGCCGTGCCTCTGAACTTCCATACTTCCACTGGGTTTTCCCTTACGCAAAGCTTCGTCAATCAGGTGATCGCGTAATTGAAAACGGCATGCTTGCAACTACGTTTGAAGGCTATGGACTTGGAAATGTTAATTTTGGCTCAGGGCAGGATGGCCGTTGGGAGTACCCATTAGCCACAGAACGTTCATACTCATATGCTCGTACATCCTATGCACCACAGGGTCTAAAAGGCTTCTACACATGGTTCCCTAACCTAGCTGCAGACGTAAACAATAAGTCCCTAACAAGCAACGTTGCTACCTTAACAACAGCATCTGCTCATGGGTTTACAGTTGGTCAAACAGTAACTGTTGCAGGCGTAGATTCCACATTCAACGGAACTTACGTAATCACACAAATTCCTACACCAACAACATTCCGTTATGCTAAGACCGCAACAAATGTTGACTCAACCGCTGTTAGCCCAGTTGGAACTGCTGTACGCGCTGCTGGTTACCTAGCTGTAACTGACTTTGAAGGACAAGGTTCAACAACATCATTCAACGTTCCTGGTAGCGAAGAATACAACCCAGATCTACCTGTAGACTTCATTCTTGCCTCTACTGGAGATCCAGCCTAATAACTGACTGAGACGGGCGACGTGCTGCTAGTATTGCTATACTCGGTCGTTGCCCGTCTCTTTTAATTTTACAGGAAACTAATGACTAATTTATGGACTACCGTAGAAGATCTAGGCGCATATGCCGAATCTGACTACGCTTATGACGCCGTAAAAACAGCTTCCTACATACTATGGGCGCTTTCAGGTAGAAAATTTAGCGGTGTAACCACCGTAACTGAGCGCTATGTCTGTCAATATGACCCCTATCTACGTGTTGGTGGTTCTTCTTTTAATTACTGGCCAACTCTAGTTAATGGCTCTGTATATAACGTACCTGCTGGTGGCTATGATCGAGCAGGTAGACATGACTATATGGCAGACGGCAGTTCCGTTCATTCGCGTCTACGTTTACGTGGACGTAAGGTAATTAAAGTTCACGCAGTTAGAACTATTGAAGGCGAGATTATCCCTCCAAATCAGTACTACATCAGTGACCATTCGGTTCTCCAAGCCGTTCCCAATGCAGGCTGGAGACCTTGTAGCATAGAAGTTAGCTACACCTATGGATCACCGCCTCCCTCTGCGGGCCGTGCAGCAGCAAGATTATTGGCTACCGAGCTAATTAAATTGTATGAAGGCGATGAAACCTGTGCTCTTCCTCAGCGTGTAACAACCGTTTCTCGTCAAGGCGTCTCTTATACAATTCTAGATAGTCAAGACTTTATTGATGAACTTCGTACAGGGTTATACGCAGTAGATCTATTTTTAAAGGCTTCTAACCCAGATCGCGCCCGTGCCCGCGCAAGAGTTTATAGTGCAGATATTCCTAGAGCTAGAAGAACCGTTGCAGAACCTCCGATGATGTCTACAAGTGCGCTAGATCTAATTATCAATGAAGAAGGTGGAGCTTCTCTACTTTATTTAGATGAAATTGGCGGAGATTTTGTTGTAGATGACGTAGCTTGGACTCCTACTGCTTTCTTATCTAACTATGAAAATACCATTAATGAAGAGGTAGAGGGATCCGCTCAGATTGACAGAGTTACAGGCACAATTACTGTTTCTATGAGCTACAACGATGCTTTAAAAGTTTTGGGCCCTAGAAACCCTGGGGTGCTGTCTCTTTATGTAACTAGGCCTAGCCTCTCAAATCCAGAAATTGATGAAGTAATTAACTTAATGGAGAGTAATGCAATTATTCGCCTTGGAGAACGTACTCAGCAAATTACAATTATCTAGAAAAGACACAAGGAATATTAATGGCAACCCTACCTAACCTAACAAATGTATCTAATGATGCTAAGGCTCTTGCAGAGCTTATGCAGGATGTTCTAGATAAAATTGTTGCTACATACAATTCTTATAGCATGCCTATACCTGATAAAAGATATTGGACATTTGGTATCCCGTCTGTTGATTGCGAACAGCTTGTAGTTACTTTTATTCAGATGTATCTAGGAGCCCCTGGGGATGAAGCTAACGTACCTAGACGCTGTAATGACCCTAGAAGTGCAGTACTAAATATTGTTGTTTCTAGACCTGTACCTGTAGTTTCAGCAAGTGGTCAAGCGCCAACTGCTCAAAGCATTATTGATGGATCTATGGCATCTGCTTACGATACGTGGATTCTAATGGAAAGCGCTGCTAATTTTGATACTTGGGCACAGAGTGGATTTGGCCTTGGAGTGATTGCCACAATTGAGTCAGCTGCCCCTGAAGGTGGTTTTCAAACTGTAACCATGACTATAACTTTGGCTGTTCCATAATGCCTATTGGTCGTATAAAAGTTTACGAAGTAAGACTGCAAACTTTTCTTAATAGCAGGTTTAGTCCTGTAGGCAAACATTTACATAAAAAAGGTAAATTAGTAGAAAGAGCTGCAAAAGCACAGGTTGGCGTTGACACACGTAGACTTAGAAAATCTATTCACATGAGACATTTTGTTAGTGCTACAGGTCAATATATAAAAATTACTGCTTCAACACCATACGCACTCGCCCACCACCAGGGAACTCGACCACACATAATTATCCCTAAAAAGGGTCCAGTACTAAGATTTACTGGAAAGACTGGCGTATCTGTACATGCTAGAATTGTTAGACATCCAGGAACTAAGCCAAATAGGTATCTAACAGATAATCTAAGATTAGTTCTATAGCAAGTTTGGCCTTACAGCCAATGACAAAAAACAAAAGGAGAAAGTAATGTCAGGAAAGTTTAAGGACTTCGGGTCTGGTGATGTCGGCAAAGAGCCGATTAGCTTTAAGTTGCATGATCAAGAATTTAAATGTCATCCCGCAATTCAGGGTAAAACCCTAATGAGAGTAGCAATAAATGCTGACTCTGGTGATATTGCAAAAGCTGCTAGCGTAGTTGATGATTTTTTTTCAGTAGCGTTGCTACCAGAGAGCTACAAAAGATTCACAAAAATTTTAGAAAGTGATGATCAAATTGTTACCGTTGAAGCACTTGGGGAAATCTCAGGTTGGTTGATGGAGCAATACTCATCGCGCCCCGAGCAGGGGTCAGAGCCCTCATCGAGTGGGCAGTAGATCTCTGGCCCTATGTTAATGGAAAAGCAATAATGAGTAATGTAGATCTACTTTCATTAGATGCTTCCGACATGCTTGACGTATTTCACTACCTTTTTGAGGAAGACATCATGGTATCCAGTGAAGAAGAAGAGCAATTTAAGTCCGCTACTAGAGAAGCTTTATATGATGTTTTTTATGAAAAACCTTACAAATATAAAACTAAAAAAAGTTCTAGTGCAAATAATGTTTTTGGAGCCGATGGCGAGATGTATGAAGATCTTCAACCATTTGATCCAACAAATGAATCAGCAAGTATGCAAGCCCCAGCATCATTCGGTGTTGGAATTGACGGACCACTAAACTAGGAGGTGACGGGAATATGGCAGTTATAGGCGAAGCCAGTATAGTTATAAAACCCGTCACTTCTGGGTTCTCTAATGGTCTTAAAAAGGGTTTAGCCTCTGGTAACAAAGAAGTTGCATCTAGTGGAACTAAAATGGGCAACGAATTTAGTAACAATTTTAATAGAGGAAT